GGCCATACCCTCCGCTAAGTTAATACTGTTAATGTCAGTATTGTTATTAGCGGTACTGCTGTATTCTGAAATCTTGGTCTTTGCCATGTTAGTCCTTATTGGATACCCAAAAGATTACGCTGTTCTTCGTCTAAGTCTTCCATAGACAATAGACCTCTAGCTGTTGTTGGTGTAACAGCCCTAAATGGACTACCAATTGTCTGTGGAACTCCACCAGTACGCATCATATTGGTTAAGTCCTCTACGCTACCTCTACGCATATTAGTAGCTAACCCACGAGAGCCAGCAGCACCGATAGTTAAAGGAATTCCAATCATAGGTGCTAGTGCAGTAGTTCCAACACTAAGACCAACTGGCACAACACCAGTAGGTGCAAAGCGTCCAAAGAACTTCAACATATTTTGAACATTGCCACCTTTGGCAGCTTGCTCAATAGCGTCCTGTTCAGTCTTAGTAAACAATCGCATTTTCTTGTCATTCTTAGCAAGTTGGCGCAATTGTTTAGCAAGTGAGTTTTCTTCACCAGACTGAGTAAATTTACTTCTGTCTAGCTTTGCTTCGTTAAGCATATCCTCAAAGACTTCAGACTTCTTCATCTTTGAATAAGCGTTACGAGCCTCAGACCACAACTGACCTGCGTTTTTCATGTCTCCAGAAGCAATTGAATCCTTTGGGACAGTCATCAGGTAGTTATCGTAGTCGTCCAAAAGAATAGATGCCATCCGTCTTTCTTCTGGCTCAATACTTTTTTGACCAGAACGAATCATCTTGCGTAAGGCTTGAAGTTCAGTCCAATCTTTAGGTTGAGCAGTAGAAGTAAGTTCTTCAATAGCACCAGCAACTTTTGGAAATGCTTTAGGCGTATATCCTTCTTGTCTTAAACCCTTGGCAATATCATCCATTGCATTAACAAACTCATCAGTTTTTAACTGAACACCAGACCTTTGAAGTTGGTCATATCTGTCTGTTGCAATTCTGTCTAATGCTTGTGTAGATAAAGCCTCTTGTTTTTGAGGACGCTTAACACTACCAGCAGTACCTGTTGCCAATGTGGTAGCTGCGCCATACAAAGGATTTCCAGTAGCCTCTGTAACTGTTTGACCAGACATAACAGCCGTAGGAGTCACAATCGCTTGTGTCTTAGGGGCTACAGCAAGTTGTTCTGTAACTCCACGAGTCACAGGAGATGCAGCAGTTGTAGATGCTTTAATCAATGCAGGAATAGTCCTAGCTACTCCTGTCATTGACTCTAATCCACCACCAACAACTCGCTCAGTTGGTGTTTGTGTTTCTGGCGCAGCAGGTACACCAGAACGAGTCATCAAGTTTTGAATAGCTTGAGATGCTGGCATCAATCGCTTTTCAGTAAATGGAGAAGCAATTACATTTAATAGCGCATTGACTGCATCAGCAGCAGGAACAGCCATTGAGCCAACAAGCGCACCCAATGGGCCACCATACGAGCCAATCTGTGCGCCAGCCAATGTAGGCGCAACAGAACGATAAGTTAAGCCAGCACCACGCTCAAATGATTCTCTAAGTGTTGGAGACTTAGGCTGACCTTGATTAAGAACAGCTAAACCAGCATCGGAAACTTTAGTTAAGTCTCCTGATTGCAAAGCCAACAGGTCACTATCAGATAATTGAGTTAAGTCCATTATCCACCGCCTTTTTTGCGTCTTTCAATTTCTGCTTGAATAGCATCTTGACTTGGCAATCCACCACTTGTAGCAGGGGCAGTTGGCAATTTAGGTATTGGTGCAGTAATGTCTTTTGCAGCACGACCAGATGCAACTTCAGCAGATTTAAGCAAGTTTGTAAGACGCTCTTGCTTTGTTTTAACTGTTGCCGCACTATCACCCATTTGTGGGAAGAAAGATTTTTTGTAACCAGCCAACTGCTCACGGCTATATGCTGCACCAGTTCCCAATGTCAAAGCCGCATCAAGAATATCCTCTTGTGCTGCCTCAACAATTTGACGCTGTTCTGTGTTAATCTTGTTTGGCAAGAAGTCTGTTCGTGAAACAAAACGAGCAACTTCAGCCGCAGTATTTGGTAAAGCCGCTTTAGGGTCAGCACCGATAGCCTCATTCATTTGTCCAACGCTGAAGTTCAATCTGCTTGCAAGAACTGCTGATTTACGCTCACCTTCTGATGGCATATTGATTGTTGTGCTTGGGCGTTTTTGTTCTTGTAACTGAATATATGCTGCCTGTTGGTCTTTAGGCAACTTCATAAAATCTTGGAACTCTTTAATTGAGCCAGCAGGTGCATCAGGTGCGGTATAAAGAACACGCATATCGTCTTTATCAAGAACCACATTACCAACAGTTACAGTATCACGCTTCTTAGAACCAGCAACCAATCTAGGAGGCATACCAGCAGAAATCTCATAAAGCGCACCATTAACTTCTTTGTACTCTGGTTGCATTGCTTTCTGAGATGCAACTAACTCGCCTAGTGCTTTGCGTCCTTCAGCAGAACCCATTAACTGAGGTATTGCTTTTTGCAAATCAAAGCCACCAGCAGTCATGCCTTCGCCTACTCGCTGACCCATTATGTCCTCGCCATAAATCTCTTGAGGCTTGGTTACAGCGCCTTGGATAACGCCTTGAATTCGTTGTTGTTCAGCTAATGCTTGTTGCTCTTGCTTACGCTTACGAATCATGTCAGCCAACTGGACATTCTGTAACTGGCTTTGCAATGTATCTTGCATACCGCCTTTGTAGGCTTGCTGACCACGCTGCAAACCTTCAACAATAGACTGTCCAGTATTCCCACCTTGGAATAAACGCCCTGCTAGGGCATACAAGGCTTGTGCTTGTGCGTCTTCACGATTACGAGCAATGTCAGCTTGTGACATACCGAGCAGACCCATTGTGTCTGCACCGCCTGTACCGAAAATGTCTAATAGTCCAGCCATGTTAGTCCTTAGAAGTCGAGCCAACCAGTTGGAGAAGTAGTCGCATAGTTGGTTGCAGCGTTATATGCAGCATTAGGGCCAGCCAACCAGTTAGATGCACTATTCCACAAGTTGCTAATGCCTTGTTGACCACCTAAATTCTTGTACAAGCCACCACCAACAGCAGCCAATCCTAAAGCGTTTTGCAACATAGATGTGTCTTGTGTGCCACTAGTGGTAGATGAAGCTACTCGTCCTAATGGGTTTCCATAGACAAGTGACAAATAGTTCTGCAAGTTCTGTTGTGGTTGGTTTTGCAAGAAGTTAAATCGAGCCATGTCAGACTGCATTTGCTGACCTTGGTAACCCTCACGGATTTGACCAGCTTGCAACATATTCTGAATGTCTTGGTAGTCAGCAGCAGCCATCTGAGGCGCAGCCATCGTAGCCGCTTGTTGTCTTGCTCTTTCATCAGCGTAGTTCTGATAAGCCAGTTGACCAGCCGTGTTAGCTAACTGTTGACCAAACTGACCTGTGGCTCTGTCTTGCAAAGAACCCATAGCACCAGAGCCATAACGTCCTGCTAGACTAGCCTTAGATGCAATATCACCTAAAGTAGTTTGAAACTGAGTCTCAGCAGCTTTAGCAGCAGGTTGGAAAGCACCTTGAAAGAAAGGGTTTCCACCTAGAAACCCACCAGAAACTGTGTTCTGTAGCTGATTCTGTGCAGACTGTAGTAAGGGATTACCCAAAGAAGCACGAGCCTCAAGAGCCTGTAAACCAGTTTGAGTGGTAGTTGTAGGGCTAACAAATGTTGGGCCACCATAATACTGTGGGCCACCAGCTTGATACAGACGTTGCGCCTGTTGCAATCCATAACCTAAATATGGTTGGATTGTTGGGTCAACTTGTGATGTGGTAGTAGTAGCCATCTTTTACTCCTAGAGTTTCGGATTCCAAGATGGGTCATCCACGGAATCCATTATACATAAATTATTAAAATCAACCAATAATTGCATACCGATATGTCTTATTTGCAGTCGAATTGGCAAAGTGGGTAATCGTAGCCGTTCCCTGTCCTTGGGAACTGGCGTAGATACCATTAAAAGTAGCACCACCGCCTACTAAATTCATAGTAGCTATGACTGATGGCACAGCAGGTCTTGTCGGGCTTGTGCTTGTCCCAAAATGCTCAATACTTACACCAGTATTTTCAGTTCTCCACACAATCTCAACATAATCATTAGCAGCCATGTCAATAAAGAAATTCAATGCAGCAATGATATGACTTGGGTCACCAGCACTTTTCCTCGGAGGAGGGTGAAATCTACTGTTTGAGTTTGCGATATTTGTTCCATTCTTACGAAACCAAACATCCACATCTTGACCATCGTTTGTGGTGTTCTTAAACTGAATGGAAAACTGTAAGTTGTAGAGTCCTGCGTTTTTTACATTTAACCTAGAACTATTTGATAACGTAATTCCATTAGAAAAGTCGGTTGTATCAAAGGTAATAGGATAAGCAACAGTCGTACTAGCAGCAGTCTGGTCTGTTCCGTCTTGAAAAGCCCCATAAGGTGCAGAATCAGCAAAAGCAGCATCAGATGCAGGGACAAAAATGATAACGCTATCTGGGCCTATCCTTCGGTCTGTCAAAGTGGTAGATGTTGCCCCACCAGTTGCCAGCGTCAAAGTTCCTGTGTTATTGGTCTTTCCGTCCATAATGCCACGGACAACTTCAGCCACAGCCCTCTGGTCACCACCAAACGCAGGTAGGCTTCTAAACATTAGCGCACACCCTGACCAGCTACATCAACATCTACAGCAACAGCGTTTTTCCAATCTGCGCCAGTAGGGTTAACTTGGATACGATGGTAACGCCCTGCGCTACGCAAAGAAACCCTGTTCTCTGAGTCAGCAGCTACTGGAGTCCCAAAGGTAACGTCTTGGCTTAACAATGTGCGAGAAGCCACAGCAACTGTTGCTGAACCATTATCTACTAATGGACGAGCCAAAGTGACCACAGATGGCCCACCTAAATCAATGTCTCCAGTAGCAATCCTACCTGTAAGGGGTTGACCTGTGTATGTGAAAACCTTTGCGCCTAACGTACCACCAAGGAAATACTTACCACCCACATAAAGTCGTGAGTCAAGACTTGTTGTCAATGCGTCAATGGATGCGTTAATGCTATCCAATTGCTCTAGCGTTACAGAAGTAGTAGATGCTTCAGACAAGAAGTCCGTACCTGCGTCTGCATAAGTCCATCTCTTTGTGGCAAAGTTGTAAATGATTAGTTTACGATTTCCACTTGTATCTACATAATTCCAAATAACAAGTTTACGAATCGGGTCAACAGCAGCAGACATAGAGTTGTAGTCAGATTCTGATGCGTCATCAATAAAGAATCGGTCAACCTTCTCACTTCCAATTGGCACTACTTGCTGACCATCGCACATATAGAAGCCATCGTCCGATAGGAAGAATGTAACTCCTTGGTACTGAGCAATAGAGCCAGCAACCATACATCCCTTGTTACGAGAGATATTGTCAAACTGGAATATAAACGGAGTGCCAACATAAGTCATTCGGCTAATGGCTCTTTCTAAGAACACCAAGCCAAACTCACCACCACGAATTCCTACAATCTGTCCACCATCAGGAATATCCTGATAATCAGACTGAGTGTTTACATTTTCTACCCAATCTGTCTCATCGTTAATTGCTGACCAGCGAACACGATACTGTTGTTGAGTAGTCTCTAGCGTATTAGCGCAAACAACAAAGTCACGCACCACAGTAATAAATTTAGCTATCGGTGCAGATGCGCTTAAATTAGCAAAGGACGTAGATGTTCCTAGTGTCCATGCTTGTAGTACGTCAGCATTGTTAGTTGTTATTACTCGTGTACCAAACTGAGTAAAGCGAACCCTATCGTTAATGCCAGTAGTCATTCCTGTTTTAACTTGGGTCAATGCGCCTACGCCATCTACTGTAAAAATCTTAGATGCGCCAGAAGTAAACAACTGAGTCGTAGAGTCTGGATTCTTGGCAGCATACAAAGACACTAAGTCTTCAGCAGCAGTAGCAGAGAACGCTACAGCACTAGGAAATGGGCCATAACCCACAGCTTGAGAAACCACGTTCTTAGCGTCAGTCAATGCGCCAGAGATACCTGATTGGTCAGGCATCCACTCACCAAGTTGTATTCTTTGTGTAGGCATATCAGATGGATGTTGTTTGCATTGCCAAAGGAACGCCAGAGTATTGACCCTTCTCATCAGAGCGAGTCAATGAACCCATAGCCCTATCAAACATACTTCCCCATGTGTTAATTCGAGCATCGTTCATTAAGTAAGGCTCTGCTTCAAGCAAAGCAGCATACAAGAGCAAGTCAGGACATACAGTCAAGAATGTATTACTTGTATTCGATGTACTCAAGAAAGGAGGCGCAGCAGAATAAACTAAACTCAATGTGTAAGCAAAATCAGGAATAGGTGCTAACTTAAATGTGCTTGCCAAGACTGTGTAATCCAATGGCTTACCTGCGTCCATGCTTCGTGAGTTACGAGAGAACAAAGACGGAGATTCGTAGTTCAATGGAAATACAGGGTTACCTGCAACCACAAAATCTTTTACTTCCAAGAAGTCAGATGGGATATTAACTGTAGCAGTCCCAGATGTGCAGGTCAAAGATGTAGAAGTCAACATCTGACGAATACGCAAGTCTCTGCGTAAGCGTACTTCTGCCAAACGGATAAAGTCTGGAATCTGAGTCGTTAGGTCTGAACGAGCCAAGTATTCTGCAATAGTTGTTTGTAGTTCAGCATAGGTAGTAAAACTCATACAACTCCTGTTCTGGTGCGCCATGCACGATTCATTGGGTCATTTAACCAAGCAGCAAAACGCTTGTCATCAAGCACAGCA